GTCGACTACGACCGTTAGGTAGTCCCATCAGAGGTGGTGAGATTATGCACACAGGTATGATACCTTTCCTGAAAAAATGGTTCGGCGACTTACGTAGTTGCAGTCAAGGAGGTATTCGTAATGCAAGTGCTACTGTTTTTTATCCTATTTGGCATCATCAGTTTGATGATCTTATTGTTCTTAAGAACAACCAAGGAACCGACGAAACCCGAGTCCGTCATATGGATTATGGGGTTGTGCTTAGTGCTTTCTTCTGGAGANGATTCAAAAACAAAGAAAACATAACATTCTTTGATCCCAACGAAGTGCCTGATTTGTATGAAGCATTCTATCAAAACACAGAACGTTTTGAAAAGCTCTATTGCGAATATGAACAGCGCAAAGACCTAAGAACAAAGACCATGAGCGCCGAAGAGGTATTCAAGTCGGGCATCTTGAAAGAACGCACAGATACAGGACGTATCTATCTTGTGTTTGTTGACAACGTGATGAGTCAAGGACCATTTGATCCTGAGTATCACACAATTTACCAGAGTAACCTTTGCTGTGAAATACTTTTACCTACTAAATCCTTTAAACGTCTGGATGACAGCGATGGTCGTATCGCACTTTGCACACTGGGCTCAATCAATTGGGGTGCGTTCCGTAACCCAGAAGACATGCGCCGTGCTTGTCGCATACTGCATCGTAGCCTCAATAACATTCTTGACTATCAAGACTTTCTTTCCATCCAGTCTAAACTATCCAACGATGAAATCAGACCACTGGGAATTGGAGTCACAAATCTTGCCTACTGGCACGCCAAGCGAAGCTTCCGGTACGGAGAGCGAGACTCCCTGGCTGAAGTCAAGACGTGGATGGAACATCAAGCCTACTACCTAACCGAAGCGTCAGTTGAGCTTGCCAAGGAACGTGGTCGTTGCGAACACAGTGACAAAACACGTTATGGCAAAGGCGTCTTCCCGTGGGAACTACGTGCCAAAGGTGTTAACGAGCTCACAGACTTTACTCCAGAACTGAACTGGGAAGGCCTACGTGCAGAGATGCGCAGTTATGGTGTGCGCAACGCCACACAAATGGCCATTGCTCCTGTAGAGTCTAGCTCGGTTGTGATCAACTCAACCAACGGCATTGAAATGCCCATGAGTCTAATCAGTGTAAAAGAATCCAAAGCAGGTTCACTCACACAGGTTGTGCCTGAGTATCACAAGTTGAAAAACAAATATCAACAGATGTGGGCACAGAAAGACTGTGACGGATACTTGAAAACAGCGCTGTGTTGGCGGCTTACATTGATCAGTCAATCAGCACAAACACATTTTACAATCCTGCACACTTTGCTGACCGTAAGGTGCCAACTACATTGATTGCCAAGAACTTGATGCAGGCACACTACTGGGGATTGAAAACATTCTACTACAGTTTAATCAACAAAGCAGGATCAAAACAAAAAGCCGACGAGGCAGCTCCATTGGAGGAAATTGATTTTGATCTTGAAGAAGACTGCGAAAGTTGTAAACTGTGAACAGTCTAGAAAAGATATGGGCACGAGCTACCGGACACTTGATGGGCGAATCAGATCATGATCGTCCAGATGTGCCTATACTAACTCTTCAGGAAGCTCGAATAGCCTTGTTCTTCAAAACGTTTTGGGTTATAATACATATTATAACTTGTGGCTTTATCATAGCCAACACAATCAGACACTGGTAATTAAAATGAGCAAACAACAATACAATTTAAAAACAAAAACAGACTACCTTAATCGTAAAATGTTCCTGGATCCTGCAGGTCCTGTAACTATTCAACGCTTTGAAGAAGTCAAGTACAACAAGATTGCCAAGTACGAGCAAGAGGCACGTGGGTTCTTCTGGATACCTGAAGAGATCTCGTTGACCAAAGACTCGCAAGACTTCAAAGATGCATCTGACACAGTCAAGCATATCTTTACATCAAACCTACTGCGTCAAACAGCACTGGATAGTTTACAAGGTCGCGGCCCAAGTCAAATTTTCACACCAGTGGTATCACTACCTGAACTAGAAGCCCTGGTTTACAACTGGACATTCTTTGAAACCAATATTCATAGTCGTAGTTATAGTCACATCATTCGCAATATCTACAACGTGCCCAAGGATGTGTTTAACACCATCCACGACACTCGAGAAATTGTAGACATGGCAAGTAGTGTAGGCAACTATTACGAAGCATTACACATGGTCAACTGTCGCAAACAGCTAGGCGAAGCAGTCACTGAACAAGAACATGTCCGAGCAATCTACATGGCTCTACATGCCAGTTATGCTCTAGAAGCCTTCCGCTTTATGGTCAGCTTTGCCACTAGCCTGGCCATGGTCGAGAACAAGATCTTTATTGGCAACGGCAACATCATTCAGTTGATCTTGCAGGATGAAATCTTGCACAAGGAGTGGACTGCGTTCTTGATCAATCAAGTGGTCAAAGAAGATCCACGCTTTGCTGTTGCCAAAGCAGAATGCGAACGTGAAGTGTACCAACTGTACCTGGATGTGATCCGCGAAGAAAAAGAGTGGGCTGATTACTTGTTTAAGTTTGGTCCTGTGATTGGACTCAACGCCAACATCTTGAGAGACTTTGTGGACTTCACTGCCAAGAACGCACTCAACGAAATTGGTATCAAGTATCTGGAACCGGCACCTAAATCAACACCTATTCCATGGTTCAACAAACACGTTGACACCAGCAAGAAACAAACTGCACTGCAGGAGAACGAATCAACTAATTATGTTATTGGCATAATGAGCGACAGCATTGACTATGAGGAGTTACCAGAATTATGATGCAACAAGATATTAGAAAACATTTAGACAAAATTAACGAGATGATGCAAATCAACGAAGATCCTATCACACAATTTGCCAGTTCAGCACACGAAGAATGGCGTCGTAATTTTGATCCTACAGGAACAAAGCCCAGGATCAAAAAGAACAGCGACGGATCTGAAGGCGATATCAACCAACCATTTGATAAGATTCACCCGGACTGGCAAAGGGAAAACTTGGCCGCAGGTAAAGCAGCCGCCGACGCTGTGGCCAAATTTTCTACTGACATGGAAAAAGCCGCAGAGTACATTCACATTGAATGGATGAAGCGCAATCCCAAGGCCGACTATAATGCGGCACAACATGTACCCTATGATCAATTGCCCGAAGATGAAAAAGAAAAAGATCGTGTACATGTACGTACAATGATGAAACTATTAGGAAAATAAAATGCAAGCNATTTTATGGAGCAAATATCACTGCCCCTATTGCGATCAAGCCAANGCACTGTTAAAACAAAAAGGCATTGCTTTTGAAGAACGCAAAATTGGAGANGGATACACNNGAGAAGAATTGTTAGAAGCAATCCCCACAGCCAGAACAGTACCACAGATTATCCTTGACGGAGAACTTGTGGGTGGATTTACAGAACTCAAAGCTAAACTAACAGAAAGCGTCCAATGACACAACTAGCACTAGAAACAAATCAAGTATACACATTCAAAATGAACTCAGGCGAAGAAATGGTAGCCAAAGTAAAACATGCCGACGGCAACTGGATTGTGTTAGAAGAACCAGTAAGTATTGCTCCAGGACCGCAGGGCATGGGCTTGATCCCCAGCTTGTTTACTGCAGATCCCAAGGAAGAAATTAAGTTAAATACTAACAGCGTTTCTTTGGTATCCAAGACTGATGATTCAGTCAAGATGAAATACTTGGAAGCAACAACTGGTATCAAAGTGCCAGAAAAGAAACTTATACTAGGATAACATGCCATCAGTACAGCGACAAGGCGATTCAGACTCAGGGGGCGGTGTTGTAACATCAGGCATTAGCTCGGTGCGCACCAACAACAAGCCCACGGCTGTGATCGGCCTAGCTGTTAGTTTTCATGGTAAAAAAGCACATGCAGGTCCACAAACAGCAGGCGGTGTGGGCAGTGTGCGAGTAGCAGGCAAACCTATCAGTGTCACAGGCAATGCCGACACCTGTGGCCATACCCGCACCGGCGGTAGTAGCAACGTAAGGGCAGGATAATGGCAGGCCCAGGATTTTCAACGCCAGGAACATACACTCCTTTGCAGTTGATTGCCGGCGCAGGCCTGCTAAACAATCAAGGCATTGCAGTTCCTGCCACATTGACCAATGCAGTAAGCTCTTATAATTCAATTAGTTTTGTTTCTAATTTGAATAGTGCTATTGCAGCCGCACCTGGCTTTGGTATCAGCGCCAACATTGTGACTACTCTAAAAACTCTGGCCAGTAATGCATGTCCTGCTTTGGGGTCCAGTGTGCCTGGATCATATGCCGGCAACAATGTGTTGATACCCGTGAGTGAGCCAGGCGGCTTTGGCAATCTTGTGGCCAACAATGCTGCCATGTACCTTGGTGATGGTAGTGTAGACAAGTTCTGTCAGATATTTCAGATTGCGGCAGGGTATAGACAAAGTGCAAACGATTTGATCTGTAGCGCAGTCAATGCCACAACATATCTTGGTCCTACCTTTACCACAATGAATGATCTAATCACAGGGCAACTTACTGCGGCCAACCTAGCACTGAAATGTTTTGGCGCAGATATTGCCAAGAGTGGTAACCTGCTGAATCTAGGCAAACTACCAGACTTTGGTACACCAGCAAGTGTGCTACAACAAATCAGCGAACAAGCAGGCATCACATCAGGTACACTGAGTTGTATTGCCACTAAACTAGCAGAGTTTGGCCTAACACAAAGTGATATTATTTTGTTGGCCACCCCCGAAGCCAGTGAACGTGCCTCCACTGAAACCGAATTCAACACCTTACAAAAGCGGGCCTACGCTGCCATGTTGGCCATTGACGGCGACTGTTTGACCTATGCCCTGGACATCTTAGATGCTGTGATACCAAATATTGCAAATCTAGCAGACTTGCTGGATTTGAAAAAGATATTCCCAACCAGCTGGCCCAGCATGACTGTGATATCCACAGCACCCAGCACAGTGATTGATCCAAACACCCCACCATCTCCGGGCAGTACCAGCATATTGATTTTTGAACCTGACGGCGCAGTGAATCCTGCTATTCAGGCAGCACTCAATGACAGCACAGCTATTACCTTGCCCGCTGGTTGCGACGAATTGGCAAAGATTATTCCGCCCGATCAAGCAGTAGCAAACAAAGCATTCCAATCTAGCCTTCAGCAAGTCACTGGCATCTCCACTATTACTGCACCTCAGTTGGCAGCCGCATTGTTAGGATAATCATGGAAACACTCAAAGGTCTTGATCTAGTTGAAAACGTAACCAAGCCTGTGCCAGACACAGTGACCAGTTACTACAAAAACACATTTGCCAATGGCACAGGTGAGTTTGGCACATTTACCATGCAAGACTTTTTGGGTTCTGCCGTTGGTACAAAAACACAGAATTCATTAGAAAATACGTCGGCTGTGATTGCTGACATGAACGTAGCAACGTTGACCAGCATCTATGCAGACATGCTGGCCACGGTATCTGGAACATATGGACCAAATTCAGGACCAATAACAATTCCCAGTGGGCCAGCAACTGGTGTGTATGCCGATGGCAACGATGCATTTACTACAGGGTTAATACCGGCAGCTAATGCAGAAATTTCTGCACTGATATCAGCATATCCATCCCACACCACATCATTGAACAACAGTTTTAATTCTATCTGTGCCCAGTACGAATACGAATATGACAATCAAACTCGTGCCAGCCTAGACTTTGCCAACTTGGTACCTGGAGGCCAACAAGCCACAATGAGCTTTATGAGTGGACTACAATATGCAGGCTTAGATCGTGAGATTGGCGGCCAGAATTCTTTCTTGATTGCAGTGGCAGATGCCAGTACGCAGTCAGGTCAAGCTGTGCTTGGTGCATTGAGAGAAGGTCGCAACAACTCAATAATGGACAAATCATGAGCATCAAGCATGATAATATTGTACCCAGTGTATGGCCTGAGTCTGACGATGCCACAGGATTTCCTGTAGCTAGAATTGGCGCAGAAGTTGGTGATATAACATCAGGCGTTGCCGAAGCCAGGGTACTAGGTGC